AGCCATGTTTATTGCTCTTGGTGCGTACACTGGCTTAGATTTCCACGTATACGAAAGTTTCGTAGCACTTTGATCGAACTTCTCTATTTCGTCGCTGATGATCAAATAGAGTAAATCTTCTTCGATATCTTTGTACCCACCTGTAGCGAACTTAGAAATATAACGTACGCCAAAGTCAGGTGCGGCAGGATCGATTAAAATTGCTCGCTGCTCAGAGCCATCATCATAAAAACCTAAGTATCGTTGTTCCCAGTTAAATGCAACGAGGGATGATGGCACCAATACTTGCCACTGATCTCGCGTAAATATACCTGCTGTAATATTCGTTGCGCCATTACTTGATATAAGAATCAAACCATCTGGACTGGGGTAAACAATACTAGTACCGAAATCTACAATGCCCCGCTTAGATACGCAGGCCTGCTCCATTTCAAGTTCGATCAAAGTCATAGCAGCGGGATCTGACCCTACTGCAAGGTATGGAAATCCTTCAGTCACTATAGCTACCGTATTACCAAAAATACCTAAACCTACGATGTCATGATTAGTAGTAAGTCTGTAATCAATAGGCCATGCATGCGGCGCACCTGGTTCTGAGAAGGTTAGTGTCGAACCAAAGAAGCCAACTAAAAATCCTGCCGGATGTACTTTGATGCCTACTAAAGCCGAATTCGGTGGGTCATAAATCGTAGTAGGAAGTACTTCCGCTAAACTCCCTGAAGGCACAGCATCTGTGTACGAAATTCCCGCCACTTGAGCTACGTTACCGCTAGTCACGTAAGGTTTAAACGCAGTTGCATCGAGAGCAAGTAAAGAGAAACTATTAAGATCAATCAACGCAACAAAGAATTGGTTGTTATTTAGTTCATCCATACCGAAAACTTGTGACGTAGTACCGCCCGCTGCATAAACTACGAATGCTGAAGAGTCGAGCCCATCAAGTTCGAACTGCGTATCGTTGAGTACCGTAATGATATTGCGTACATCATTCAGCTCATCCATACCGTTACCGCTACCTAAGTCCTCCATAATCACGGTATCGCCAGTAGTACGACCATGAACAGAGTTTGTCGTTACCCTGGCAGGATCTGCCTGTGTAATAGCGCCTACGTTGACCGAAGTACCGAGGCCTAAGCCAGTAAACTTCACTTCTTGGCCATTAACCAAGCCATGCGCTGCGGCAGTAATCACGGGTGGACTTGCCTGCGTAATACCTGTAACTGTCTTCAGAGCCTGCGTAACGGCGACTTCCGTCACGAATTGGAAATTAGTCACGCCTGTAGCACCCGTATTAACTCTGTATATACGTCGATGCGTGATGTTGTAATTGCCAGCTGGTACAGACGGTAGTGACGACAACGTCACTGTCTGCCCTGTTCTCCACTCCACTTCGTTCGACGTAGGAGACGGTGGACCTTCAGCGCCCCAGCTATTAACAAAAGTACATATGTAGAACCGAGTCTCCGGTATTTCATCTTCGTCATCAGCTGTGCCATTTAACGCAGCCAAAAACCCTTGGGTTGGTGCGGGCACATCTAACCGAAAATAATTTGCGGGGTACCCACCAACGCCTACTAAAGACGCATCTGTGACACGAGGCTCATTAGCAGCCGGGTCCGTAAAAATTACGCGGTTAAACGTATCGTTGGCTACTGGGAAAGGTACGAAGTCTGTATCAGTAACAGCCTCCAGCCAAATAGTATCTGAGAACCGATACAAAGAAATAGGAGAAGTTAAAGTAGTCGACTGCAAATTAGCAACATCTTTCACTGACTCAAGCGCCCCAGACTCTAACCGGCAGTTCTGAGCAATTTGTGCTCCCCCCTCAGGCAAAAGCCGAGGATGTGTTCGCGGGATCTCACCTTTAAAGCCGCCAAGTCTAATTACAGACATTTACAGCCCGCCGTACTTAACAGTTCGCCGAACACCTCGTTGATGTTCGTCTGTTGCTTTACCTTTAGCCGCATTAATACCAATATCAAACAAAGTACGATGGTATGCGCCTAGCTCAGGGTTCGACCAAACCTTTCGAGGTAAAAAATATAACCGAGATAACGTACCGTGTACTAAAACTTCGTCGTATTTATTAGCAATAATATCTTGGATTGTCGTAGCCGTAGCTACTAATGGTTTTACTGAGGCGCGTATGTAGTAAGCATCTGCTGTAGTAGACGACGGAGTAAATACCAAGCGAATCGTATTGTTCGCTTCTAGTACAAACCACTGCGCAATCGCTCCAGTCGCTCCGCGCCAATCACTATGATTATCGTCAAGCCATGCAAAAGTACGAGGACGGACAGGTTCTCCGCCCAGCAACGGCTTTACGGAGATAATATCAACCAATTCATTAGTCGAGCCCAAAGCAGTCGATAAATTATATGTAGCAGTACCTGAGACAGTAGACAATTGAAAAGCTACGCGCCAAGCACGAGTCTCTTCACTGAATTCCCTAGTAGCTCGTATAAATTGTCGCCGAGCAACAAAGATAGGTACTTCAGGAACTGCTGCCAGTACGTCAGGAATGATGTCTGCAATATCAGCCATTAAGATCTCCTGGGTTCTACTTGCCGATCAATAACATCTTTTTGTCCAGTGCCCAGCAAAAATGCTCTATAAAATGCCGTAGCTCGTCCAAGTTCAGGTGAAGTATCCTCAGTGTCTTTGCTAAAAGCACGATACGAAAGATAATCGATTAGTGCGTCAGCATACATATCATCTATGATTATATTACCAGTCAATAAACTATCGGCTGGTTGAGCTCTATAAAGAACTTCTATAGATGTATTAGCAGCTTGTGGCGGATAAATCTCAAATTCTTTTGGGTTACTTTCTTCGTAAAAGAAATTCTCAGCAACACCATTTGGATCTGCGCGCCAAGTACTCTTTAATACATCGACGATGGCATAGTCAGACTGCACAATAGACCTACCAGTAGACACATCTTTGATGACATCAATAAGCGTAATTGCATCAGAAGGCAAACTCTGTACCGTACCCGCAACTGTCGATATATTAGCGCGAAGCGTATAAGCATCTGTAGTTACACGAGCGATGACCCTCTGACCATCATTCATCCATTCCAAGAGTTCAGACTCTTTCCAACGAATATGCTCTTCGTCATTCAGTAGTGCTGATACTCGGTTCAGAATGCTTCTTGTCGTTGTCGCCATCTTGGTCTACCTCATGCATAGCCTCTTCAAAGGCCCGCCTCACATCCTGATTAGTGAATCTGCAGTCTACTAGTTTCTTAATTGAGGCCGCACGTGGTTGCCCAACTACTGTGAAATCATTGGGGTCAGCCTTAAGGATAAGCGTTTTGCACGCTTCAATCAGATTTTTTTCTTTCGTCCCTGGTTTCTCGGGCTCCTGTATGACCTTAAACTCCAGCGGATCTTCAGGCACTAATCCTGCAGCAATCGCAGCCGTGAAAAAATTTTGGTGCAGTTTCTTCGATTCTCCAGCTTGGAAATTCGCACACATAGAACCATTGTCAGACACAACTCTAGTAGGCACAGTAGCAGTAAATGTAGCCATTATTGGCTTCTCCGGTATTATCAATTCCATGATAACTTCTCCGAGTCAAAAAACCCCCGTCCATGAGGACGGGGGAAAAGTACCTGTAAAGAGCGGGGGAGCTCTTATTTACAGGGCCGTATCTACGCGAACCAGACCAAAATCCTCGTCTGAATCACTATAGATACTGTTAAACACAGGCTTCAGCAGACCAAAGATCTTACCAATTGACACACCGTGCTGGTTGCCATAGTCAAAATCTTCTTCGTCCCAGTACGGAAGCCCAATATCTGCCATACCAAGTGCTTGCGCGCCGCAGAACAGAACAGCTTGTCCGTCAACGTTACCACCTGCACCCCAGAGACTTGACGAATATACATGACGGAATTCATGAATAATCAGTCCGTCTTGCGTAATCATCGAGCCACTGAACAGTGGGTTCTCAGTACCACGAACTCCCGCATTCCGCAGGTTAGCCAAGAAGTCTGTATCTTGCTTCAACTGCGCAATACCTTGCGGAGTCATGAAGACATGATAAAACTCTGTGCCACCTGGGCCTTTGATGCCGCGAACGTACGAATCCTTCATCCAAGCTTTTACTTCGACCAACATAGGCCAGGATGGTGTATCTGCTGCAGCAATGGCGCTCGTATCGCCTGTTGACAAGCCATTCGTCGCATCCCACTGTCGCCACCTACCTGTCGAAGGTGCCGTAACATCACTGGCAAACGACAAATCATCAAGGTTTCGTCCAGCCGGGTGGACTGGTCGCGTTGCACCATTATTGGTATCGGTGTAGTTAACACCTGTCATGGTCAAGAACACCATCTGATCAATACGATCAGCCAGCCAATAAGCCAGGACATCTTTTGACGTACCACGGAAGTTAACAACAGACCGCTGATCAGCCATACGACCAGCAAGGCGGTTAGCATTTCGCAGCTGATCAATTTGAATGACCGTGTCGAATGCCTTAATGGCCTCTTCGTTGTTTTCCATGGTGAAATCACCTACAACGCCGTCACCTTCAAGATCCGCAACAAGTGTGAGGACAGCTCGATCACCCTTCTCACTTTTCGTGAGTTCAGTGATCCGCTGAATCATGCTGTTAGGGCCTCTCCCAGTAAACCGCATTGTAAATGACGCATTCCGAGCCGCCATCCACAGATCACGAGACCATACGGTCTTCTGCTCTGTGGTGAGGGTCGTAAAGTTTGTAAGCGCCATTAGTAAAACTCCAATTGATTAATGGAAAATCGTAGTTATCGGACTACTCAACCGAATAACAGCATCTCCCTGCTGAGGGGCCAAGCTCTGACACGGCTTGGTCGCGAGTGCTAACTGTACTCATAAAAAAGGCGGGGCTTCAAGCCCCGCCAAAACCACCACACGTAAAATCAACCAGTATAAATATCACCGCGTAGCCTACGTTTCGTAGACTCAGGCAAAGCTTCGAAATCATCGTCAGGCATAGCCATTACATCTACGTTTGCCTCTTCCGAAGTACCTGGTGCTCTGCTATCAAGGTCTGGGGGCTGATCCTCAGCCATTTTGGTCTTTTTCTTAACATCAGGCTGTTTAATCTTAACGACGTTATCAGGTGTTTTTTCCTCAATTTCTTCCGTAGGCGCGTCCAAGTCATAAATCTTAGCAACCACTTCTGAAGCTTTCTGCAGAGCGGCTACAGATGTATATCTGCCTGATTTTGCATATCCTACGTAAAGATCCAGCAATTCCTCACGTGCTGGCGCATTAAAATTTTCATCAGTTTCACTGAGCGTCGGATACAGATCTTCGATCTTGGCACCTGCTTCTTCAAAAGTTAGCGTTTGTTTTAACTTCGTGTCACCTTCAGCGGCAAGTTTATTTGCTTCACGTAAAGTTTCTGACCTTTCAGCGCTACGAATCTCAGCTCTAATACGAGAGTATTTATCCTGATCCCCTTCCAAAATCGCGTCCATCGCTTCTTTTTCTTTAGCCGCGTAATCGTATGGTTCCGGCTCTGGCGCACTCTTTTCCTCTACTACTGTGTCAAGTTGTTCCTTCAGGCTCTTATTATCAGCTTCCGCCTTTTTCATGCGGTCGTTGACTTCATCAAACCGTTTCTTAGGAATACCCGGCTCGTCTTCTAATAGCTTGGGCTCCGCCTCGGGCTCGGCCTCTTCTGGCGTTTCCGCTTTTGGCTCATCTTCTTCACTTTCCGCTTTTGGCTCATCTTCCTTTACCTCCTTTTCTTCCTCTTCCTCTTTGTCTTTCTCGTCAACAACCGGCGTAGGATCTAGTTCCTGCTCTTTAAACAGCTCAGCTTCCTCAGCTGTCGCAGGTGGGTGTGTTTCTGTCGTGGATTTTGTCGTTTCGTCCTGGATATACTCCATATCTGACAAATCATCTTCTTCGCCGCCTATGAACGGATCGACAGCCTCTTCCTGTACCTCTGCCTTCGGCTCTTGCTTATCAGACTTCGCTTTCTTTTTAGCCATTATGTTCTCCTACCGCTGCCATTGGTCACGACTGGCCTCGATATAACGTCCAGCTCTTTCATCGAATGCTTGGTAACTTCCTGCATCACCGTTGTATCGCGCTTGTTGCGTGCATGAAGACTAGCCAACTGTAACTTATTATCAAGGTTATCATAGAACATCTGCAGCTTGGACTGCAAATCACGAGCTTTGTCTCTAGCTTCCAAGCCAAGCTCAATAGCTCTTTGCTGTGCTTCACCACGTAAAGACTCAGCTTTGGCGAATTGCTGCGCAGCTCTGGCCTGTAGTTCCTGAATCTGACTCTCAAGCTTGCCAGCTTCAAGTTCCTGCGTACGAAGCTCAAGTTCAAGCTGTTTCTGAGCAATAGCAGCTTCTTCAGGCGTAGGCTCACCAACTCCTTGTAACCTGGCGACACGATCAGCAATTTCGTCCTTATCCTCAAGCTGTGAGTGACGAATAACCACGTCGT